TCCCGGGGTGCCCGGTGGGCTCCCACCCCCGCCGGGTGCCCCGGGGCCGGTTCCACCGCCGGGTGGCATGCCACCGGGCATGGGGCCGCCGCCGGGGGGCGGGCCGCCCGGCGCCCCGATCCCGCCGAGCTATCCCACCGTGCCGATGCCGCCGCCAGTCGGCGCGATTGGCGGCCCGCCGCCCTTTCCGGGTGCCACGCCGAATCAGGGCATCAATACCATGGGGCGGCGCATTGGCCCGACGCCGCCGCAAATCCCGGGCACGCCGCTCTTTAAGCCGCACTCCGGCGCCCGCAACAAGGCGAAAACGATGCTGGGACTCCGGCCGCCCGCGCCACTCGGGCAAGGACGGGTCGGCAAAACGGCCACCGTGGCCGATCTCTTCCGCCGCCTCCCGCGGCTCCCGAGGTAGTGATGGCAGAGAAGTGGATTCAAGGTGCCATATCCCGCCCCGGTGCGTTCAAGGCGAAAGCGAAAGCCGCGGGCAAGTCGACGGCGGGCTTTGCGCGCTCCGTATTAAAGGAAGGGTCGCACGCGTCGACCCGCACCAAGCGGCAAGCCGCACTCGCGCAAACCCTCTCGAAGCTGCGCGGCGGCAAGGCCAAGTTTCTCGTGCCGCTCGTGCTCCTCGTCGCCTCGAGCACGCGTGCGGCAACCAAGACGTGCCCGAGCGGCACGCTCACGGCCACCGCGCTAACCACCACCGGGCCGACGGCGGATATGGTCATCGCCAAAGCCGTCCCGGCCCTCGTGCTGGAAGCGATCAGCTCCGCGGGCACCGCCACCGTCGTCATGGAGATGTCCTGTGACGGCACCAATTGGGCGCAAGTGCAAAATTCCAGCATGACGCTGCCGCCAAATCAGGTCGTGTCGGTCGTGAGCCCGACGTGTACGTACCGCGCCAACGTGACGGCGTGTAGCTCGTGCTCCGTGACCGTGCTCTATGCGTGCTCGGGGCCGTAGCGCCGTCCTCGCGGTGCTCCTCTCCGTGGCGCCCGGCGTCGCGCAACCGAGCAAATTCGAGCGTGGCCCCGGGGGCGTGACCCACGGGCCAGGGATGACGGGTGCCGGGCCGGCCGGGGTGGTGGTGGGGAAGACGGCATTCAATGTTGCTGCGTATGCCGTCCTGGCGTTCGAGACGGACCAGCTCACTGGAGCCGATGGGTCGGAAATTCTCGCGTGGCCGAATACGGGCAGCATGGGCGCCAGCGGCAACGCCACCGGCACGACCGGCACCGCCCCGAAGCTCTATGCCAACGTCGTCAACGGGAAACCCGTCGCGCGGTTCACCGCGAACCGCCAGATCGTCTCGACCGCCGACCCGGTGCTCACGGGCGGCGTCGGCGTGTTTGTGGTGGCGTCCCACAGCGCGGCGTCGAGTTATCCCATGCTGTTCAGTATCAGCATCGGGTCACCCGCCGTGATCGAGCTGCGCTGTTCGGGGACGACGCTGCGGCCCGAGTTCTTCTGCGGCAACTCGGTGGTGGCGGCCGCCGCCATTCCCACCGCCACCTGGAATCTCCTCGAGGGCTTTCATAATGGCACCGCCCCATCGGGCTATCTGAACGGGACGCAATGGGGGGCCGGGGGCAATGTCGCGTTGCCGCCGAGTGGCCCGATTACCGTCGGCAACCGGGGCGGGGCCTTCGCTTACCAATTCGTGGGAGACTTGGCTGCCGTGCTCGTCGTCAACAAGCCGATCAGCACGGCGGACCGCCAGAGCGTGGAGGGCTATCTTGCGTGGAAATACGGCATTCAGGCGAGCCTTCCCGCCGGGCATCCCTACAAGGCGAGCCCGCCCTAAGTGCGTGCGCAGCCGTAGCATCGCCGCGCTCGCGCTCCTCGTCGCGACGAGCGCCACGGCACAGACCAAACACCAGCATGGGCCGACGATGGGGAGCCGCGGCCCGAGCATCGCGGGCAGCGGCCCCGGGGCCGGGGGCGGCCCGGCCGGGGGCGGTGGCTCGAGCGGCACGCCCGCGCCGTCGTGGATGGCAAGCATGCTGGCGGCGTGGATGGTGGATGAGGCAAGCGGCACGCGCGTCAACATCCGGGGCAACACGGCGTGTGATTGGACGCTCGGCAATGGCGCCCTCGCCAACAACACGGCGCAAAAACGCGAGGGGCTCGCGTCGCTCGAGGCGACCGCCAGCAACTACCTCGCCACCGGCTGCACGCCCGTCGCCCGCATGGGGGCGCCCTTTACATGCGTCGTGTGGGCGCGGCCGACGACGGCGAGTGGCACCCTCCAAGTCTTGAAGAATGACAACGGGACGATGGGGTTTGATCTGCAATACGACGCGGTGGCGACGCATTACCTCTTCGTCGGATTCTTGCCGGCGAGTGACACCATCACCGCGTCGGTGACGAGCCCCGTCAACACGTGGGCGCACCTCGCCGTCGTGCAGAGTGCGACCACCTCGAGCCTCTATGTTGCGGGGGCGCTCGCGGGCTCGAAAGCGCGCACCTACACGGCGCAAGACGGCTATTTCCAGGCAAGCGCCCAGTTCAGCTCGTTTCTCGGCGAGCTCGACGAGGCGGCGTGTGCAACCGCCGCGCTCTCGGCGGCGTCGGTGTGCCGCATCTGCTCGTGCCAGATTGACGGCTCGCAGTGCACGTGCAGCGGCACCGCGTTCGCGACCAAGGGCCGCAATGCGACCGACTGCGGAAGCTGCGCGTTGCCCGCCGATTGCACCGCCGCGGCCCCGTCCTAACGCGAGGAGACTACGCATGCCATTGCTCCAATTGATTGTGGTCCTCATCGTGATTGGCCTCATCTTGTATCTCGTCGAAACCCTCTTGCCGATCGATCCGACCATTAAGCAGATCATCCGGGTCGTGATTGTGATTGCGGTGATTCTCTGGTTGCTCTCCCTGGTCGGGTTGATTCCCGCGCGGATTACGCTGCAGGCGCTTCCGCCGCGGTGGGGTTGACTAACGGAATCGATGCGCTAGGACGGCACGCCCCGAGATGGCACGGAAGCAATTGCCGCCACTGGGGAAACGCAAGGGGCCGCCACCCCCGCCCGCACCGGGGCGGGGCCGCAAAGCCAAGCTCGGGCCGCCCGGCGCTCGAGCGGGTGCCCCGCCGCCGTTGCCGTCGCCACCGCCACGCCCGCGCGTGGCGCCGGGCATGCCCCCGCCCGTGCAAAATAAGCTGCCCGTGCGCGAGCCCGATGCCGACGACATGGGGCCGACCATGAGCGCCGCCGTCGGCACCTCGCCCGTGCGGCGCGCCGCGGCCCGTGCGATGCGCGGCGGTCGGGTGGCGTTCTAGCCGTATGGATGCCGAAGTCATCGCCATTGACTCCGAGGAGCTCGCCACCGTGACGGCGGCGCTCCGTGCGACATCCTTTGCCGAGCACCTCGAGCGCTACGTGCGCGACCGGATTGCCTACCTCCTTGATAAGGAGTTGACCGACCCGCACGCCATCACCAAGTGCCGCGGGCAAGTCGAGGAGCTGCAACATCTGCTGCGGCCCGCATTCTGCCAAACCTTGGCGCTCCTCGGGCTCCGCGCCCGGGCCGAGCGTGACCGCCAGAATACCCGGCCCGTCGACGAGCCGCCGCCACTGCCGTGGTGGGCCGACCCGCCCGACGTGGCGAGTGAGCGCCCCGTGCCATGAGCGACGAGATTACTCCCGCACAACCGCAAGCCCCCGAGCCCGGGGCCGCCCCGGTCGAGCCGGCCCCCACCCCGGCGCCGGCGGCCGGCCCCGACTATCCCGCCGAGCTGGAACGGCTCCGCGGTGACCACGCCCGCATCCGGGAGGAGCTCGCCGCCGCCAACGCGACGCTCCGGCTCCTCGGCCCGAAAGAGCAACCCGCCGACCAAACGATGCCGCTCGTGCGGCTCACGCCCGCCGATGCGCAGCGCATTGCGCAATCGCTCGGCGGTGGCTGGACGGTGGAACACGTCCAGCAACACGCCCCCATCTTCGCCGCGTTTATGCAAGTGCTCGCCGGGCCGCTCCTGAACGGGCTCGAGGGCATGGCCGACGTCGTCGACTTGCTCCAGACCCGCTCCGACGTCCCGAAATACGAGACGCTCGCCGAGGAAGTCGACCGGCTCCGCGACGAGTACCGCCAACGCGGGCAAGTCATTACCCGCAAGCAAGCCGTCGCGGCGGTTCGCGCCCGGCGCATGGAAGACCCGAAATATATGGACACGCTGCTTGCCGAGCGCGAAGCGGAGAAAGCCGCCGACCAGCAACGCCGCGCCGCCAGTGCCGCCGCCGCCGTGACCGAGGGCGGCGCCACGGTGCAGAAAGCCGGGCCGGAGCCAACCAAGCAACCGCGGGCACCACAGACCAAAGAGGAGTTTGCCCGCCTACCTCTCGAGGAGAAACGCAAAATCCTCGAGGGTGCAACGCTCTAAGCGAAAGGGGAGGGCCGCGCGATGGCGGGCACCACGTACAGTTACACCGACCCGGGGCTATCCACTAGCACCACACTCGTCAACGATCTTGCGCCACTCTGGTTGCAAGACGAGCTGCTCGCCGTCGCGGAAAAGTTGACGGTGTTTCAAGACATGGGCGACACGCCGAACATGCCCGAGGGCGAGGGCAAGACGTACTCGGCGCAGCGCTACGAGCGATTGCCGCTCCCGGGCTCGCCGATCACCGAGGGTGTGACACCGGATTCGACGGCGCTCGTCGTGAACAAGGTGACCGCCGTGCTCGAGCAGTGGGGCATGGTGACGACACTCTCCGACGTGGCGCTCATGACCACCAAGCATCCCGCGTTGCAGGCGGCAAAAGACCGCCTCGGCAACGCCTCGGCCGAATTGCAGGACCGCGAAATTCAGCGCGTCCTCATGGCCGGCGGCGTCGTCGTCATGCCGAACGCGAAGACGTCGCGCTCGGCGCTCGTCGCCGGCGACACGCCCGGCACGGATTTCATCTCGGGCATCGTCGCCACACTCCGCCAGCTCGGCGCTCCGAGCTTCCCCGGCTCGATGTACGGCGGCGTCTTTGACCCGTACACGGAGCAGGATCTTGCGAAGGATAACACCTTCGTGCTCTCGCACCAGTACGCCGAGACCACGGCGCTCTTTAACGCCGAGGTGGGGCGGTGGCGTGGGGTGCGGTGGAAGCGCTCGAACCTGCTGCCGATCATGTCGTTACTCGCGACCGGGGCCGGGGGCGTTGCCGCGGTCGCGAATACCACCGTGCCGGGTGGCACCACCGGCTTTACGGCGGGCTCGACCGTCAAGGCGACCGCCGCGCTTGCCGACCCGGTAAGCGGGCTCGACACCAAGCAGATTGTCACGGCCAACGTGACCAACGCCGCGGCATTCGTCGTCGTGTTCACGATTGATTCCGCGGCGCCTGAGGGCCGGTACAATCTGTATGTCTCGCAGCCAGGTGGCAGCGTTCCGCTGCTGGCTGCGGGCAACGTGCTGAAGACTGCCGGCACGACCACCACGTACACCGTGGTGATGAGTGCGACGGCGCTCCCGGCCGCGACGTTTGCGTCGAATGCCGGCGGCGCTCCGGCGGGCTCCGACCCGCCCGCGTCCATCAACGTCCACGTCGGCTACATTTTCGGCAAGTCGGCGTTTGCCGTGCCGGCCCTCGGCTCGCGTGTGCAGGCGACCTTGACGCCGGCCACCGCGTCGGATTCCGACCCCTTGCAGCAGAGAAGGAAAGCCGGATTCAAATTCATGACCAAAACCTGCATTTTGAATGTCGATTTCTACCGGCGCTTCGAGTGCGCGTCGCTGTTTGGCTGAGATGGGGCGGCCGCGGAAGTATCCGCTTCCAGGTGACGCTCCGGCGGTGCTCGAGGGTGCGCCGGAGCCCGAGCCCGAGGAGGACGAGCGCGAGCCGCTCGAGCCGGAACAGCTCGTCGCGTGGGCGCTCGACCACCCGCGCGAGCTGCTCACGCCCGCCATGGTCGCGGCGCTCTCGCAAGCGTGGCAAGACAACGGACGCGCCGACGACGACGAGGGCAAGGCGCATGCCCGGCGCATTGCCGCGCGGCTCAAGCGGGCCACCCACCCCGAGCTGCACCCTGGGTGCCAGAAAGTCACAATCCACGTGCCGGTGCTCAAACGCCAAGATGGGCGCGGGGGGTTCTGGCATATCAAGATCAACGAGCGCGTCTATGTCGGCGACGTCGAGGTGTGGGAATGCACCGCGCGGGATATCCTCCGCCGGGTGTTCGATTACCGGCAGATGGAAGCGGAACGCATGAGCGAGGACCGCCAAGTGCACCCGACCATCGACTTGGATACCGGCACCACGATTGCCGAGCGGGCGGCCGCCATCCGGCGGGCCTAGATGCCACACGGGCCGACCAAGCAACCGCCCTTTTCCGGGCAGTTGACGCGGGTCACCCGTGAGGGCGAGCAAACGTCCATCGCGTTTACTGCCCACACGCCCGACGAGCTGTCGCGGAAAATCGCCACGGCGAGCGGGGCGCTCGACGGGCAAGTCCAGCGGAACAACGCCGCGCTCCTTGATGCCGCCTCGAGCTTCGAGGAGCGCCAAGCCAAGGTCTACAACGCCGCCGTCGCGCAATTACGCCGCGAGCTCGGATTGACGGCGCCCGACGGTGGGGCTCTCGACGATGCCAACAATCCCGCCGGGCAGATACACGCGTCAACGCATCCGTGACTTAGCGCTCAATCGTGCGGGCAACCGCGCGCTCGACGCCGACGCCGCGGATTTCTTGAGTCAGCACCTCTTCGAGCTCTACACGCTCGCCGATTGGCCGTTTCTCTACGTGTCGGCGCAGTTGACCATCACCGGCCCGACGGTGGCGTTGCCGGACGATTTCATTACGGCGGTGGATGACCACGGGTTGCAAATCCTCTCGAGTGACGGCAACCCGACGCCGCATACATTTGCCCTCGAGCTCTCGCCCGAGGAGCTGTCCGCACGCTCCGGGCCGGGCATGCAATGCGGGGCACCGCCGCTCTACTTTGCCGTCTCGCGCTCCGATACCACCGCGTCGTTCTTCCCCGATCCGTCGGGGCATACCGTGCTCGCCCTCCTCCGGTACAAGTACCTCCCGGCCGAGCCCGCCCCGCCCGACGAGCCCGCCGACGTGCCGGTGTTCCCGTATCACAACTACTTAGTTCAGGCGGTCTACGTGTTTGCGCTCGAGCATGAAAGAGACGCCCGCGCCGCGCAGGAGGCGGCGGTGCGGGACAAGCTCCTCGCTACCATTCGGCTCGGGGCCGCGCCGCTGCGCTCGCAACGGGCCGATATTCCGCTCGACCCGACCGTGTTCCGCTCGCCGTGGCGTGGGTGGTCGGGTGGGTGGCCGCAAGGGTGGTAGATGCCAGGCGCCGACGATCGCGAGCATAAAATCCCGGTGCGGCATTTCTCCGGGTGCATCCAATCCATGGACCCGGCATTCGTGCCGCTCGGCTTTTTGTGGGCATCCAACAATTGGATACCCGACCCGACGTATGTGCTGACCAAGCGTAAGGGCTCGCGGATATTCCAAACCTTGCCGGCGGGCGTCGATTACGTCGACCGGCTCGGCTTCAACGAGGGCTCCGACGGCCACCGCTACCTCTTCGCCATGGCGTGCATGACGTCGGGCGGCGACAAGCTCTACGTCTCGGTCGACGACGCGGCATTTACCGCCGTGGCCAACGGGACATTTCCGACGCCGAGCACGCGCTACGGCTTCGCGTCGCTCGGGGATACCGTCTACATTGGCAACGATACCGATCAAATCAAATACGTGCACCTCGGCGACGCCGCCGTGGACGTGTTGCAGCTCGCCTTGGCCGACGATACCGGCCAGGTGGCGGCATTTGTCGCGGACTCCAATTCCAACTTGATTGCCGGCGCGTATGCGTATCGCTGGGCCATCTTCGACACGTCGGCGAA